TGAGAGTTTTGTTCACAGTTCAGAGTGATTGCACCAGAGTTTGAACCACCACCTTGAATTTCTACCACTTGGTTTGCAGCAGTAATTTCTAATTCACCAGTTGCGTTTTGAATACCTTCAGTAGTAAGTGTAGTGATTGTTGCTGAGGTTTGAGTTCCACCAACTACGCCAGTAATGTCTGGTGCGGCTAATGTAACCTTTGTTGCGTTGGCGCTGATACCAGATGATAGTGCAGAGCCTGTACCAAGTAGAGTGTAAACTTCTACAAAGTTGTCATTAATCTTGTCTCCACCAGTTCTGAGGTCATCACCAGTACCGTCATTAGCGGAAGAACCAAGACCAAGTGCTTGATATGCCATTTTATTTTTCTCCTGTTAGAATCTTTCTTCTATTATTTATAAGGGTGTTTACCCTATGTCAAAAGTTTTGTTACTATTATCAAAGGTAAACCCAGATGAGCTAAATCTTTCTAATAGTGGTATATTGAATGAGTTATCAAACTTATTTATACCACTGTCAAACGATATATTTGTATCACTGAAGTCAGTATTATAGTTTCCACCAACATCTCTTGGAACTGCATCCCCACCAGAACCATCAAACTTAGTAGATGAACTATCAAAGGTTATGCCAGTATCACTCATCAATGTAGTAAATACTGTCTCATCGAATGTTTCCCTAGTTGTATCAAATCTGATAAAGTTATTATCAAATGCATTTACTCTTGCACCACCAGAGATATTGATTTCGCCAGGCGGTGGTACATTAATTCTTGTTGTAAATGCAGCCTGAGGTATTCTTATATCATTACCATCAAATGCAACTGTATTTGAATCAAACTTGTTTGTCGAACTATCAAATGTCTCGGCAGAATCTGTTGCAGTAGATACTTGATTAATTCTGAAATGTTTGAACTGTTCAATGTTATAATATGCTCTGTCGTTATTACCACTTCTTGCTTGTCTTCTAAAGTCTGGATAGTGTGCAAGGTCTGAGTCTGTTAACATTGGTTCAACTGCAAAGGCATACTTTGCAAGGTTCTCAAGAGTTGACCCAATACCCAAGTTTGCGTTTGCACGAATAACACCAACAGAGATTGTGTTTATTCTTGTAAGAGTAAGGTCACGTTCAGTGTTAGATAAGATTGCGTCAGACCCAACTGAAGGTGTTGCACGAACTGAAGTTCCATCGTCCACTGTACCAAGTCTTCTACCGAAGATAGTAGTAAATGCAGTAGTAAGAAGTGATGCAAGTTCTGGAGTGAATGAACCTTCTGGTACACTAAGGTCACCAGCAGTAAACGCATTGACACCAGCAGTTACGGATGTAACAATTGAAACCTCACCAAAGACAGCCCAACCAGCAGGGTGGACAGTTCTCTTGATTGCGTTTCTCCAAGTGTTAATTGATTCACCAACTCTTACCACATATGAATAATCTTGATAATAGTTTGAGTCTTGAATTCTCATAACATCAGATGAAACCTTACCACGTTCAGTTAAGAACTCACCACTTGTTGTTGCAATAGTTCCAACAGCAGGGGTAATAGTTGCAGCATCAACCTGTACGATAGTTGCACTTGCACCAGAGGTTGCAACTGTATTACCGTTTGACAGATTTGCAGTTGTGTTAATAGAGAGTAATTGTCTTGCACTATCAAATGCAGTAACCGTACCTGTATGTGAAGTTAATGCATCACCAATAGAAAATGTTCCAGAAATATCTTTAATGACGGCGTGTCTAAATGCACTAAAAGTTGGTGCAGAAGAATAGTTGAAACCAAAGTTTGTTATCTCAACATCTTTAATAGAACCAATACCAGAGTTTGAAACTGGTAGAACTTTACCACCACTACCAGACGTTGTGCTGATACTTGAAACGGTTGGAAGTTTTGTATAACCAAATCCACCATTGATTAATCGAATGTCTGTGATAGAACCTTTCTCTGCACTAACACTCAAGTCAACAAATGTCTGGTCTTCAAGAACTATCTTAGTTCCATGATAAGTATCATTCATGAAAGACTGAGTTCCATCTTCTAGAACAATGTGGTCAGTCAGTGACATTCCATATGCAGCAACGTCACCTGTCTCTGGTGCTACTGCACCACCAACAACTTTAACTTCAGCAGAAATACCAACACCATCAGTTCCAGTATTATCAAAGTTAATTGCATCACCGATTGCATAGTTTGAACCAGCATCGTCAATCTCAACACTAGTAACTCCACCAGAGCCAACTGTGTTAATTATTGCAGTTGCAGTTTGAGAACCAGCAGATGCAATATTGACTTGTTGTCCAACAGTATAGTATTGTCCTTCATCTGTTGCAGAAACATCTGCGTCTGCAATGACAGAAAGTATTGTAAGAGAAACGTCTTGGTCAGATACATTTGAAATACCTTGAATGGTTTCACCAGCAACGAATGTTCCTGTTTGCGTATCTATGTCAATCTCAACCTCAACAATGTCAGTAAACGCTTCACGAATACCAATGGTTGATACAGGGATTGCAGTTGCACCAGAAGTAACACCAGTAATTGTTTGACCAATTAACTCGTCAGCATTACCAGCAGTTTCGGTGACACGCATGATACGTTTAGTAGTCCAAGTACCATCAGAGGCTCTAAGCATCTGTTCGTTTGGATATGATATAACTGCATTATCATTAAATAAAAGTCTGAAGAATAACTCATGACCTTTTCGTGTACCCTTTGAAATGTAAAGGTCACGAATGTTCTTTGTAAGTTTTCTTTTGTCAACACCAGCGGCAAGATTGTCAACCATACCATCCAAGAATGCATCTCTAAAATTATCAAGAAATTTAAAGATGGTTGAGTCTACGTTTGCGAACTCAAGAAGTTGTTGAATATTTTGTACAGGGTTTGCTTTGTATGTTTGGATTGTTCCAGATGAATTAGAAAGTGAACCGTTAACAGTCTCACCCAAGATGAATTGATTTTGAGATGAGATGAATAATCTTTTATTGTCATCTACGTCATCAACAAGAACTGTTGCAGTTGCACCAGAAGTTAATCCAGTGATAGTTTCTCCGACAACAAACTTAGCATCTGAATCTTCAAGGACAACATTATCTCCATCTTCATCTATAACAAAGTTGGTTGATGTTGTTTCTTGAACAAGATAGTTATTGACCTCACTAAAAGTAACCTCGGCACTTTCAAGAAACTGATAGTACGTTCTAATGAACTGAGAAAATACAGGATGGTCTGACTGAATGAATTCAGGCAGTTGGGTTCTGATTAAAGGTGATAACTTATTTGTTAGCGTATTGTCATCATACGACATTATTAGTACCCACTAGAAGTTGAAGCGGATGTAGATTCATATGATGTTGTTGTTGCGTAACCAACACCAGCAGATGCACCACCACCAGCAATTGTATCCTCACTTGAAGTGACCGTTGTATTTGCAAAGTCAATCTGTAAGATTTGATTTCGTACAGCAACAACGTCAGTTGAATTTGGTGTAACAACAACTCTAATCTTAGATGATGTTGTACCATCAACATTTGAAACAGATGTAATATTAAATGCAGTCAATATAATTTTACCTGTATTGTAATCAATCGTACCAGCGGTTTCATCTTTATATGTAATGGTTGTTCCGTCTGTATAATAGAACATTCTGATTATGCCATTACCGTTATCATTGAGGAACATCTCATTTGAGTCACCAGAGATTGTAAATCCTGTCGATGAAACTACACCACCGTCTGAACTCATATGTCCAGTGTGTGGATTGTAAACCGCATTGTTAAATTCTAGTTCATACTTTGTATTTGTATTTAAGATTGGCGTAAAGGACTGACCAAGTTTTACTGTGGTAATATTAGATAGGATAGATTCATCCGTATCATCAATCAAGCCTGTAAGTTGTGAATGTCTAAAGACACCATCAAACCTTTGCAGATTATTTGTATCATAGTTTTGTAATGTTGTAGTAACATTACTTACCAAAGTCTCAGCAGTCTTAGTTGTATTCTTTTTATTGTATTTAAATGTAACCCCAAGTCTCACAGAAGTTGTAATGGGGTCAACAATAACAGGGGTCACGGATGCGATAGTATATTCGTTCTTCAAGTCTTTTACTATTTGTTCTTTTGCAGAAGCAGTGATAGAACCAGATGTTGGAACGATTGAAATATATGAACGACCATAGACAGGAGTTGAGTTATCTTCTCCACCCCATACCTGTACTGATTTTGTATTTGCGTAAACCTTTGGAATAATTGTTTTGTAATCTTCTGGTGTAACCGCACGACCTTGGGCTGCGTAATCAAGAGGTGCATTCAACTTGATAGACTGAATGGATTCTCTTTCTGCACCACCAGATGCAACGGACACTGTTGTTGTGGTAACATCAGTAACACTAGAGATTGCAGCGGTAGTTGAAAAATTCTTTGCACCATTAGATGCGGTCTTATTGGTTACAAGATATTCCATAACCACAACATTGTTATCAGACAATGCACGACCAACAATACCGTCACCAAAATAAATTTCAAATTGACCATCATCACACTCCTGTAAAAAATAAACATTTGATGTTGAACTTGCTTTAGTAATGTCTGTCGCAAGAGTGTATGTTGAAAAGTTTGATGCAGACGCATCAGAGAAAACTTGAACCCTTAAAGATGTTGTGTCTGCATTTTTATTTGTCAACTTAAATTTCTGGTCAACATTTTTTGTATCAACAACATATCTGTTCTTGACCATTGTGCCTTCATGAATAGGAACATTAGAAAAAGATATGACACCGTTAGCAACGGTGGTTTGATAATCTGACAATGTGCGGAATTGATATGATACGTCATCAACACTTGCAGTGAATACTGTATCTCTTGGAATGATTGCGGTTGTTAATGTTGACGGAAAATTATTTAATGTAACATTCACTGTTGCAGATGGAGCACGAACAGAGTTGGGTGTATATCCTAAAGTCTTTGCATGAGAAACAACTGACGCACGAACAGATGCGGTATCAAGAAACATTTCGTTTGCAGCCATGTTGACATTCATTGCAAGGTAATGTGTATTGTACGCAAGTACATCTAACAAGGCATTGATACCAGAACCCTCAAAGTCATAATCCGTAAACTCATTTTGATTCCGCATAAATGTTTTTAGATTTGATTTGATATCATCAAAGTCTAAGTCAGTTACATTTAATCTTTTATCTGTGGTTGCCATTATCGTATTCTCTCTAAGTTGAATGTCATGTCAACAAGCTCTGACGGAGAATTCTCTATATAAAATTCTACTGTTACCTCATACTGATTGTTGTCAAAGTTTGGATTGACCGCAACCTCAGCAAGTCTAACCCTTGGTTCAAAGTTTGTAATTGTATCTTCAATTAATTTTCTTAATGTGTTTGAAACAAATGGTGTCATGTTCTCAAACAATAAATCTCTTACACCAGAACCGATTTCTGGATGAAAAGGTTTTTCGTAATGGTTGTACATCACAAGATTTCGTACACTTCTCTTTACAGCAGCAACATCAGTCAACGGAGTCAAAGTCTGTTTTATTGGATGCTTTGTAAAATTAAGATTTAAATCTTTATATACCTTTGCACTACGACTTGAATCATTTGTTGATTGTGCATCTCTGTATGCGGATTGTACTGCCATGTCTATCCCTTATCTCTCTTTGTATTATTTAGTCAGTTTTACCCACCAGCAAAAACATTTCCAGAACCAGATGCAGATGCATTCGGCACCCAAGAACCATGTCCACCAGTTCCATCACCTTGTCTGTGAACACCAATACCATTTACAAAAACTGTACCACTACCACCTGTTGCTGGGTCACCACATCCTGTAGTATCACCAATCCTAGTTGTCGATGCACCATTCGTAAATACATCACCAGAACCAGATGCGTATGCTGTTTTATGAAACGGATTTGGTGTGGGGCTTGCATGACCTACATGACTATCTAATCCTACTCTTGTTACTGCGGGCATATTCTCTCCTAGTTCAAATCAATTCTTGACGCATCAATGTCCACGTTACCAGAAACCGCTGTGGTTTGATTACCACTAAATGTTTCCGAAACATCTCCAGCGACTGTCTCTGTTTTAATTCCACCATAGATGTGGGCGACTGCACCTACTACGTTTTCGTTCTCAAGACCAAGAATTGTTTTCGTTCTAAATCCTGTTAGTGTTGTCGAGTGTGTATTAAGAACAACATTAGTTCCAAATGATTCTGTAACATTACCTTTGACAACTTCATTCTTATTTCCGTCAACTTGAATATCCCAATCACCTTTGATATATGTTTTGCAGTTTGAGTCGATAGTAAGATTAACATCACCCTTAACATTGCAGAAGTTATTACCAGCAACTATCTCATAGTTCTGTCCAACAACTCTTGTTACCTTGTTTCCGTCTGCATCAATCTCTGTAAATGTGCCACTCTTATGTTTCTGATATATTCTTTCCGCATAGGGTGTGTCATCATACTCAACAATGTGACCACTCTCTGTTTCAAAGGAACGATTGTATGGATATTCAGTGTTTCTTCTCTTGTAAGGAGCAACTCTATCTTCTTTTGTTTCTGGGTTGCGACCTTCTGCGTCTGCACCACGGATTGAATCATCCGTAGTCTTTGGTTCTTTCCATGTGACGGCAGTAAGGTCAGTGTTTGTTGCTAGTTTATCTGTCCATGTCGATGCAATATCTATAGTAAAGTCTGCATCACCTAAAATCTTTTTCTCGTTTGCGGTAGGTACTTCTTCAGTTACCGCACCATCACGTTCTTCAATCTCTGGATGAATATTATCTGGGTCATTCTTAACCAAACGACTCATATCACTATCGGAAGTTCTTATTGGATACGGCCCATAGTCTGGTTTGTATGTATATAATTCTTCAC